GTACCAAATATCAATGTGATATGTAGTTCCTCTAAAAAAACTATAGATCGTGATATGGGAGATATAACATTAGGGGAAAACAATATAAGTAATACAAATATAAAGTTTAGTATCAACATAACAGATAATGAATAATGTAATTTTTTATAAAAATTCATTGTTTTAAGCAGGGTTTACTAATAATGTATTAATAAATTAATTAATACATTATTGTATAGTGAGTTAGTCTTTATGAGTAGCGCTATTTACACTATTTATCAATTCATTGGAATATATTAAACCACCTGGTTTATATGAATGAATCGACTTATATTTGTCATCCTGTTTTTTAAGTATTCCTTTTTTTGAATTGCTGCTTGATGATCCCCCGCTTGACGCAGGAGCATTTTTCAACATCAGATTATTGAAATTACCGTCGTCCAACCCCATACCATTATTTGGTTTCTTTTTTATTATATTACCAAATCCATCAATAGAAATACCTTGTTCTTTTTTAATTGCAATTCGTTCGTAATCTGGTATATAATGGTTCCATGAAATAAATACCAAGTTTGGATATGTATACTTTACAATAAATCCATTTCCATCTAATTTGTCCATTATATATGTAGTACACGCACCAGTATCGTATTTTGGAAGTCCAAATATAAACTCTGGTATAATAAACCAACAACACTTCATATTATTTCTCTGTCTTGAAGTAAGTTTTATTTTCTTATGAACACGTTGTAGAATCTTTTGATAGACCTTTGTTTTATTATATGTTTCTGTCTTGTCTTGAGTAAATAAATCATCTAAGTTTAGTTTCTCTCTAAATTTATCGTCCATTAACATTTAATTAGATAAAAAACTTACAATTATATCGTGTAATATATTTAAATATGATAAAATACATTACATTGCCTTCTGGTGGATTTAATTTAATAAAGTATTTGGGAGTAATGGAACCATTTTATAAAAACAAAACGATTGATTTTGATACAATAGATGGATACTACGGTATATCTTCTGGAGGAATTTTGTCTGCTGTTCTTTGCTTAAACCTAGAATTTGAAACAATTGTTAAGTATTTTGTAGAGAGAACATGGCACAAAACCTTTAACGTGAATAAAATAAACATCATTAATTATTTCAATAACAAGGGAATTTTCAACAAAGTTCATTTTATTAAACTTATTGAACCATTATTTAAATCATGTGGATATGATTTATCCAACCTTACGATGAAGGACTTTTACGATAAAACCAACAAAAAATTAACGGTGTTTGCTATCAATGCGTCCACATACAAACTCATTGCGTTTAACTACAAATCAACACCAGATATTTTATTATTGGATGCTTTGTATTTTACGTCTTGTATTCCTGGTATTTTTAAACCAGAAGAATATAAGGGAGTGTGTTATTTGGATGGTGGATTATCTACTAAAACGCCAATTGATTATTGTATTAATGTAGACGGAATAGATAAACACGAAGTCTTTGCGATTGATTGTTATTGGGATTTATACACAGCAGTTCCAATTTCTAAGGATGATGATTTTGTTAGTTTTTTGTACAACATAATGCTTAAAATATACATCAATAATGTGTCAAAGATATCTAACATTGATGCTCCTTATTTAATACATATGAAAACAATTAAATACTCTAAAAATGCTTTAAATGGTATTTTTAATTCTAAGGAAACTCGACAGTCTATATATATAGATGGAATACGACAAGGCGAGGCGTTTATTGAAAGACTTAAAAATGTTAACTAAGATGGTATATTTATTCTGGATTTAACGCTGAACGAATAAAGTGTTTAATCGTGTCTTCGGTTGGGTTAGCGTCCAATTCATATATGATGTTTTGAAGTACCTTATTATTATTACCATCATCAACCATGTCATCGTATACTACAAATATAGAAGGAAACCCTTCGATTTCGCTCTTTGTTACCTTTGATTCATGAGCAGAAAAATCGTTGTCGCATTCATTAACTTTTACAAATGAGAGGGTATCGTTATTCACCTTCCATGTACCTTTTTTATTGTCTTCTTCTATTTTATCCCATGTATCGTGCAATCGTTTACCAGTTGCGCTTTCTTTATTGGAATTTGGACACCATTCAGCCCAAAACAAGTAAACAGTTGCCTTTCTAGAAAGAGCATTCCCTTTATTATCATCTGTGTTATTGAATTCATAATTTGCTTTGTAATCCATAACATCAAGTTGAGGTTTAATATAATTGATGTATACAAATACAGCTGCTGTGATAAACAAAACCAATAACATAAACCACAATATTAGTGATTTCTTTGATATATTTGATTTTGTTAAAAATGAATCTGCATTTTTGGCGAATGATTTAATGCGCTCCATATACAAATAAAACTATATATTTTTGTATAATTATTTAACGAATTTAAACACATTTATACAATATAAATTATACCCCATAGCATATTATAAAATATGATAATACTAAATAAACCACATGCAATTTCAAGAAATGGAGTGCCAAACAATAGTACAGTTTCAATTGTCGATTTAAAAGAACATAGTAGTACAAATAATTATTATGAAACCATTTGGAAGACCAAATACAATGTATCTATTTATAATAACAATACCACAACTAATTTTGAAAAAAATTTGATTAAATATCTTAAGGGAGAAAAACCCTTTATCGAGTAATATTTATGCATTGATTTATTTTATATTATAAAAATTAAATATACACTTATATTAATGAATAAAACCAGAAAATCAAAACATAGTAGAACGCATTCTACTAAACATAAGACCACTAGAAAACAAAAACGAAACAAAACAGACAAAGTATACAATAAAGATGATTTTAAAAGTAAGGACGGAATGTTGACCAGTGTATGGGGACCTAGTTTATGGCATTACTTACATACAATGAGTTTCAATTATCCAATCCATCCCACAGATATTCAGAAAAAGTATCACAGACAGTTTATAATGTCGCTGAAATACACGTTGCCTTGTAAGTATTGTAGAATGAATTTGCGTAAAAACTTAAATGCGGTGCCATTAAATGCGGTTGCTTTGAAAAATAGGGAAGGGTTTTCACGATGGATGTATAATTTACACGAACATATCAATAAAATGCTTAAGAAAACATCTGGATTGTCATACGATGATGTAAGGGAACGATATGAGCATTTTAGAGCCAGGTGTAGTGATACATCTATGTCTAAAATCGTGGATGAAATTAAGAAACTGTCGAAAACCCATAAAAAAGAAAAAGGATGCGAAACACCGCTTTATGGTCATAAGGCAAAATGTGTTATTAAAATCGTTCCAAAAGAGAAAAAGGAACCTACATTTCAAATGGATAAGGCGTGTGTAAAGCAGAAAATTGAGTTGTAATTAAAGATTATAAAATTAATATATGATGTATATTAATTTTGTATTTATTTAAAAAGCAGAAAAACTGGTTAATCGAGGGATAAATCCACTTGATGGATTATTTGTTTTAATATTACCAATTTCGCTAGTCAATTGGGTTGGGATATTTTCGTCTGTAAATTTAGGAGGTATTACATTTGCAATACCGGATGCCTTTTCCACAAACTCAGTATTAATGTCTGGTATTTGTATTCCAGGATTTAATCTAAGATTTGAACTGGTCTGCTTTCCTTTAATGCTTCTATCAAACTTGTTTAATTGAAGGTTGTCTTGAACATCTATTATTTTGGAAATAGACTTATTTAATTCCATAGGGTTTCCAACACTAAGGTTGTTTTCTAGTTTTACCTTTTTAAAAGATGGTGTTTTTTTACTTTTTTTCCCATCTGTAATACTATCTATTAAATCATCCAACATATTTTTGTTTTCGCCTAATTTACTGTCTTTGTCTTCTATATCTGCTTCATTACAAGTAGGACACCTTGGATAAACTACGGGGACTATTTTGGTTTTTAATATGTACTTGTCTTTTTCATCGCCTCTGTTGTCTTGTAAGTCATTTATGTTTAATGGGTTAACTGGATTGTTTCTGTTTAGGTCGCATATGGCTCTGTTTTTATTGTTTTCATCAATCTTACATGCCATTCCTGATTTCTCGTTTAAAAACTGAAATGGATTGTGACCTCCCATACTTTTAATATATTGATTATTGAAGTAAGCAGTTTCTTTGTCAGTATTAACATCTCTCCCCTTTTTAGATTCAGTATTAAGGTTGTTTTGGTTTATGTGTGTTGATGGAGAACCAACGTTATTAATAACATGAATATTTGCTAAACTTTCTAAAGCATTGCCGTGTAAATCCTTGACTTGTTTGGAACCATTGCTGGTATTTTTATTATAAGATAGTTGGATACGTTGTCCCTTTTGTATGGTTTGTCTTAACGTAACAATAAGTTTATTGTTTTGCGTAATTACCTTGTTTGGTGAACGACCGATTCCTTCGTTAACCCTTATCTTAAAATCAGAATGACTTAACACTGGATTATGTTGAAGTGTTTCGTTAAATATCATTACAATCGTACTCGCTGCTTGGTCTGTAATATGTGATATTTTAAGTTCTGGTCCACTTGTATCCACGACACTGTTTACAACTGATATTTCATCAATCATATCTAATTTAACATCGTCCACAGACAATTCAACCCCGCCTTGATTGACTACCTTATTTTGTTGATATTTTACCAATATAGTTTTGTCTTGAGGAACTTCTTTGCTAGTAGTCAATTTGATTTGATTGTTTCCAACAATAGTTGCTTCGATTGGTGTTTTTAATTCAGTATCAACAGTCACTATTTTATATTTAAAATTGTTTTTTAAATCGGTTGGCGACCCTTCAATAGAAATAGGTTTTGAGAAACTAACAATGATCTCACGTGTATTGCCGTTTTTAACTTCGGCAGTTATTCTTGTACACCCTTTAAAACTATAAGGAGTTCCTGTAGATGAACATGCTTGGGCAGTAGGGGTTCCATAATAATCTGTAGCACATTTTAACCCCCCTATTTCAAAATTACTCATGGTAGTATTTTCGTGTGTAAATTCATATCCCGTGAGATCATTGGGTCGAATACAGTTATCTGTTAGATTGGATGTTTGACTAGTAGTTTGACAGTCTATTTCTCTTTTTATAGTAGTGTCGCAACTATCTCCACCAGAAGTTAATGTTCGAGTTTGTTCTATTTTTCCATCTGTACATGTTCCTGTAGTAGACCATTTGTCATACACACATGCTCCGTTTGTCGAAGAAGATGCGTTTGTGTTCCCTTCAATTATTTTTGAACTTTGAAATGCTAAAATGGCAAACAAAATCACAACCAATATAATTATAATTAAAGGTAAAAAGTTTTTCATATAAATTATAGTATGAAAAAAATAAAATATTTTCTATGTGAATCTATATATAAATAAAATGATAACAAAACATACACCTCGAACATTGTTGCCTAAATTAAGAAGGATTGATTACAAAGGACGCAAACATGCTTATAAACTTAAAAGTTCTACACGCAAGCGCCGTCTGGCTATTGAAGAAGGAGTAAAAATGGAAAAAAAAAAGACAGGTCGCACGGAGAAAAAGGCAGCAGTTGCCAAAAAAGCACGGTTTAATATTTTAAGAATATATCGAAAAAACAAAAAACCAAAGGAGTGTATTATACTTACCAAAGACATGCGCTACATGGATAAAAAGTATAAATTAGGTAAAACCAATAACATATGTAATAAAAAGAAAACATTAAGGAAAAAAAATAAATCAAATAATAAAACTAAAAAGAAGAGAAATAAATAAATTGATATTAAATATATCGTGTTTAATAAGTTATATTAAATACGATATATGTTAAGTTATTTGGAAAAAGATAGACTAGAAGTTGGTATAGATGAAGCAGGAAGGGGTCCATTGTTTGGACCGGTATACACCGCTGCTGTTATATTTCCACAAGAAGAAGAGTATTTAAACGAATACATTGTGGACAGTAAAAAACTAACTTCGCATCGAAAACGATTGATAGCATATGATTATGTGAAGGAGAACGCAATAGCGTATTCTACGTTTGCTGTAGATGAAAAAATGATCGATAAATTAAATATATTTCACGCTACTTATTGGGGAACACATCGTGCACTTGATAATTTACCGATTGTTCCGGATCATATTTTAATGGATGGTAATACTTTTAAACCATATAGTAGAGATGGAGAATACATCCAGCACACTTGCGTAGTAAAAGGAGATGACAAGTACGCTTCAATAGCTGCTGCTTCTATATTGGCAAAGGTGGAAAGGGATTTATATATAGAAGATTTGTGCGATAGATATCCGATTCTGGAAGAACGATACAATATGAGAAAAAATAAGGGGTATGGTACGAAAGATCATATGAATGGTGTCAAAGAGTATGGGGTTACCAACAAGCACAGGTTTAGTTATAAAATAGTAAACGAAATGTCAAAGGTTATTCCTGTATATACACTCAAAGAATAAATGTATAAAATTGATTTAAACAAAAAAACTATAATTTTTCATTATAAAACATGAAAGTAATCGTATTTGACACAGAAACAACCGGACTTATTCCTGGTTATAACACATCGTTATATGACACTAAAAAATATCCTTATATTGTCCAACTAAGTTGGTTGTTGTTTGATGTAGATAATGATAAATTAGTGAATGTAGGCGACTATATTATTAAACTGCCTCCAGGAGAAACAATAAGTGACGAAGTTGCGAAGATACATGGAATTACAAACGAAATAATGAAAACGAAAGGTGTTCCAGTAATGCACGCTCTTCAATCATTTGTCAACGATTTAAAACAAGCAAGAGTGTGTGTTGCTCATAATATAAAATTTGATAAAAGAATGATTCGAGTTGAATTTGCGAGAAATAAGATGATTGATTATATTCATAAAGGAAATTATACATTTTACTGTACTATGTATAATTCGGTTGATGTGTGTAAACTCCCACGAACAAGTAAAGTACAACAAACACGAATAATGTTGGAGAAATGTCTTCATCAACTCGAAATAAGGGATAACGCAATTGCGTTTGGTAAAACGGACCCATTGTCCGGACAACCATTGGATGTGTCGAATAGCGAACAATACAAACCCCTTAATGAATTAGGATTAGTGAAAATGATAAACGACATGAAAAGCAAAGAAAAGGTTGCCTATAAGTGTCCCAAATTAGTAGAATTACACAAATACTTCTATAATTCAGAACCTAATAATCTTCACAATTCTCTAGTAGATGTGTTTGTTTGTTTTAGGTGTTATTATCAATTAAAATTTAACAAGGATATCATTACAAGTTATGATGAACTAAACATTTACTTCAATGAACTGTGTGGTATGTGAAACAAACAATCTTTTAAATTCTTATAAAAAATGATTATATTTTATAATCGTTTTTTATTTTATATTTTATGAACCACACATCAGGCAATCTTCTTCCTCGTAATCATCCTCTGTAGCGTTACCAGTTGATGCCATTTTATCTGGCTCAACTGTGAATTGTTGTGGGGCTGCTTTTGCTTTTGTTCGTAGATAATACATTCCAGTTTTTAGCCCCTTTGACCAACTATAAAAGTGCATTGTCGTTAAACGGTCGTATGTAGGATTTTTCATCCACAAATTCATCGACTGGCTTTGACAAATAAATTTCCCTCTATCAGCCGCCATGTCTATGATATGTTTCATAGGTATTTCCCATACAATCTTATATTTGTCTTTCAATACCTGTGGGATTTGTTTAATCTCTTGAATAGACCCATTATATTTTACCATTTCTTGTTTAATGGTTTCGTCCCATAATCCAATATTAATCAATTCGCGCATCAAATGTTTATTGATAATCACAAATTCTCCGGCAATCGTTCTACGAACATACATATTGGAAGTAAATGGTTCAAAGCATTCGTTGTTACCTAGAATTTGAGAAGTGGAAGCAGTTGGCATAGGCGCCAATAACAATGAATTCCTCAATCCTTGGTCCTTAATGGTTTGTTTTAAAGCGTCCCAATCGTATCGGTCATTTGATACAGTTGAGTTCCACATATCAAACTGAAGTATTCCTTTGCTTGCGGGCGACCCTTCGAAACTATTGTAGGGACCTTCTATTTTTGCCAATTCTGTACTTTTTTCAAGTGCTGCGTGGTACATTGTTTCAAATATTTGTTGGTTGATAACGACTGCTTCAGTTGAATAAAACGGAACATTCATCATCGCAAACGCGTCGGCCAGTCCTTGAACGCCAATACCAATTGGTCGGTTACGCATATTACTGGTGCGTGTTTTGGCGGTGGGGTAAAAATTAATATCGATAACCTTGTTTAAGTTATTTGTAACTATTTTGGTGATCTTATGGAGGTTGTCGTAATCAAATGTTGGTTTCAATAATTGAGCAACTTTTGTATACCCTCCAATTAATTCTTCACCATCGTATAATTGAGGAACTGTTTCTACCCCATGTTGTTTCTTAAATGATTCAAAATCTTCCACGTTCACCAGTTCTTCTGTATAAGATATATTGTTTTTCATTAGTTCGTTTTTCATCATCAAACACCAGTTGCAGTTTTTCTTTGTGTATATTTTAATTCCAGTAATATTTTTAAAGGGATTTGTTGGTGGGATAACAAATTTACTCAGCGCAATAGAAGCCAAATTACAAACAGCAGTCTCATTGTCGTCACTGTATTCCACAATTTCACAACAAAGGTTACTTGACTTAATGGTTCCTAAATTTTTCTGGTTTGATTTTGTATTACACGCGTCTTTGTATAATAAATAAGGAACCCCGGTTTCAGATTGACTATCCAAGATTTTAAACCATACATCTCTAGCGTTGATGGTTTTTACACCCATGTTTTTGGATTCGTACTCTTCATAAAGTGTATTGAACTCTTCCCCGTACACATCCGACAACCCCCTACATGTATCAGGACACATTAATGTCCATTTTTTGTTGTCTTTTACCCTCTGCATAAAAAGGTCATTTAACCAAAGAGCATAAAACAAATCCCTTGCTCTTGATTCTTCATCTCCATGATTTTTCTTCATATCCAGGTATACCATGATATCTGGATGCCATGGTTCAAGATAAATTGCGAAACTTCCATTGCGACGACCGCCACCTTGGTCAACATAGCGTGCTGTGTTATTAAACACTCGCAACATAGGAACAATTCCATTACTGGTTCCATTGGTGCCTCTGATATGACTACCCGACCCCCTAACATTATGAATATGCATACCAATTCCACCGGCCCATTTACTAATAGCAGCACAATCACCAAGTGTGTTATAAATACCATTGATACTGTCTGACTCCATTGCGATTAAATAACAAGAACTAAGTTGTGGACGATGAGTTCCAGCATTGAAAAGTGTGGGAGTTGCGTGAGTAAAATACTTACTGCTCATCATTTCATATGTTTCTTTTGCTTTTTCTAGATCATTTCCGTGGATTCCCAAAGCAACACGCATCCACATGTGTTGAGGGCGTTCTACTATAGTTTTATTGATTTTAAGAAGGTACGCTCGTTCTAATGTTTTAAATCCAAAATAATCAAGCAAATAATCTTTGTCGAAATCAAACCAAGATTGAATTGTTTTATGATGCTCGCTCACGGTATTATATAGTGAATCGGATACAATAGGCGTTTTGATATTATGGATATCCGTATTGTTGTAAAGTTTTTCTATTACATGTAAATAATTTTCGTCTACCATTTTGTGATGATTTGAAATTAAAATACGACTCGCCAATACACCATAATCGGGGTGGGTAGTGGCCAATGAAGCACATTGTTGAGCAGTTAATTCATCTATTTCTTGCGTTGTGATATCATCGTATAATTGGTCGATAATTTTCTGACACAAAGATGTGTAATTTACGTGTAACCGGTTTTTCTCTTGCCCCAATGTTTTGATTCGTTTTAATATTTTATCAAAAGAAACCGGTTCTCTATTACCGTTTCGTTTAATAACGCAATCTTCATACTTTTCAGACATTTGTAAAATAATATACTATTATTATTTTAAGTGATTATCGTTAAAGATTAAATAAATTACTTTTTTATCTAAATGAAAATATATACTAAAGTATTTTAATTATGAAACAAATATTTGAATATGTTTTATTGACTTTGGCATTTTTGGCCGTTATTATGATAATTATCAACCGTGAAGGGTTTAGCAATAGTTCAACATTTCCATCTACTTACAAAGATTTACTATTGAATAGTTTTAAACCATCGGAAAAGAAAGGGTATCAGTCTGAAAATTATGATAAACAAGCAAAAAACGTTCCAACATCAGAGATGAGTAGTTATGCTCAAGTAACTAGTAATATCCCTCCTAATTTAATTGCAAGTCCGTGTAACGGCAACGAACCATTCCCAAATATGTGTTCTTCATTGTATGCCAGTTATTAAAGTATTATAATAATAATATTAAGGTTGTGAACAATATTGTATTAATATGAATCATTTAAAAAAACAAAAGGAAGAAAAATTGGAAAAGGTTATATTAAATCCAGTATGTAGCGCATTTAAAGAGTATAGAATGAAATACTACCACCGCCCGTATATAGGATTTGACAATCAAATATCATGGACATATGTTATAGGACCAGCAGTTGCTTATGTTAAAGATCGAAATATTAACGATAAAACTGCTTATTGTTTAAGATTAAAGTAGATAATTAGATAAAAATAATAAATCATAGTTATAATTTATTATTTTTACGTACTCATAATTTTTCAGTGTTAATTTTAATTACCACCTTTTTATCATTTTTTTGGTTTAAATAAGAGAAGTTGAAATTATCACTTGATATATCTGTATCGTTTTCTGGAATATCATGTTGGAAATGTATAATAGACTGTTTGTCTTTATTTTCCTCAGGTTCGTGCTTTATTATGTTTTTAATAGGTTTTGGTTTTTTGACACGTTTATTTGGTTTACGATGATCATATCCTTCTTTTCTTTCTTTTTTAATTGTCTCCCATGTTTCTATCATTTTGGGCAAGGCAGCGTTGTACCATTTTTTATTTCTTGTTACCAAAACGATAGATATATCTTCTAAATGCCAATATATATTTTCAATCCATGTTAATTCTTTATTCTTCTCCATAGTTTCATTGTACCAAACGTCGAAATCATTCTTGTTTAAATTAAGAGGTGCATACTCGTATATTGGTTCGTTATTATCATAAAATCGTATCATAATACCTTTCCTCCTACCATCTGCTGTTTTGGTAAATGTCCCATCGTTTATAAATGATGATTCACTTTCATAACTTTTAAATATGGTTTCCAGAAAGTCACATTCGTTTAAATCACATACCTCCATTTGATGTTGCATTTGTATCCAATAGTCTTTTTTAGGTATACCTGTTAATTTTCTACTAACCGGATTTTTTACTTCTACCAACCGACCATATCGTGGATTACCTCGTTTAGTATTTATACCATCCGGAGATGCTTTTAGGAATTCATAATTATCGTGTGTAATACATCCATATTCACTTACTTCTGTGTCGTATAATTCTTCATAAATCATTAATGATAAAGGTTCATACTTGTGTCCGTTATGAAATGGAGAATCAATATTAACTGATTTGTATTTACTTACATTGATTGGAACACATTTTCCATATATTAAACTATTTAAACTTGCCTGACTGTCGAATATTTTCCATAAATTACTAGCAGTTAATCCATCCCATCTAAAATGATACCAATCATCCGTTCGTTGGTCGGGTTGATATTTGTGTTTAATTTTTGTTAATTGTCTAGTAATTACATTTGATATAGGATGAGACACTACCATGGTTTCTTCATACGAACGTGGGCAATTGTTTTTAGTAAAATACAAATACACACATTCATCAATGGTTTCGTCCAATGTTAAATCTAAATAATTGATTTGTTCATTGTACAACTCTGTTATTTGAGAATATACTCCTTCTTTTACCATGTCTTCAAAATCCTTATTTTTATACTGTAAAATATGAGAATTTACATAATCCTCTATAAATATATCAATGGTTTCCAGAAAGTCTTCGTGATATGGGGTGTCAGTAAAGTCGTCTTCTACTTTTAAGGTTTCATATAAATCATTTAACTCTGGTAAATCATTTAAATGCGATTGTTGAATCATTATAATACTTTATATTATAAATATATTTACTTTATATCAATTTAATTAATTAATTATCTACTTTAACTGACGACGGTGGTTTCTTTTTTCTTTTTTCTTCTTACCTTTTTCAATGGTTCTCCTTCCCTGTAATCTTCGTTTTTCATTTCGAGTCCTTCTTTGTTTTTTCCTTGTTCATTTTCCTTTTCCTTTTCCTTTTTAGATCGTTTTTTTTTCACTTTGTCCTTTTTCTTGTTTTTTAGTTTACGGGGAGCAAGAGATTTTAGAGTAGATACCTTTTTATCTAAATTTTTAAGAGTGTACCTACTAGTTTGTTTGTTTAACACAAGTGTTGGGATATTAATAATCATTTGAGTTTCAGTATCATAGATAACATCTTTTACGCGTTGTAGTTTTTTTCGCTCTAATGATTTTAGTAAAAATGTTTTTAACTGTTGCTTTTCGTTTTCAGTTAACTTGTGTTTTTCGGAATACATATCACAGTACTCAATTAATTTGTTTTTTTTTGATAATTTGCTTAGTTTACTCCAATGTTGCTTTTTATTGATATTTTTTTCCTTTTCTAGAAAAGACTCAATGTTGGTTATCTGTGGTTGTTTAGTAGGTTGAATATTATTCATCAACATAGTTTTGTATTTAATATTTTTAAGTTCTAAGCATTCATCGTTGTTTTTCATATATATTATTATATCAAGAAGAGTTTATACTGTTTTAATTTATAATTTAATGTTAAACTAATAATTACTCGTTATTTGTTTAAGTTGTTGTTTTAATATATATTATTTTTTATATGAAAAAGATAGTTATTACAGGCAAGTCCAATATAGAGGCCGTGAGAGGTGTTAAAAACAAGGAAAGGTCTACTATGAAGGATGTATCTGGAGATATGGTGTTTGATATCAAAGAGCAAATCACATGTATAAAGAAATTATACGGTGAATGTGATTTTCAATACAAGAGACTGTATATTAGTGAATTGAAAAAGAAATTATCAGGGTACAGACAGCAGGATATAAAAAAGAAACGATTGGATAATGAATTGTTTATTGCGTATGATGATTTAATAGAGAAAATGATTGTTTCCAAACATCGGTGTTTTTATTGTAGAAAACTATGTAAAGTGTTGTTTAAAGATTTACGAGACCCCGACCAATGGACTTTAGAAAGAAAAGATAATAGTATAGGACATATTACAGATAATGTGGAAATATGTTGCTATAAATGCAATATTAAACGAGGAACCAAAAATTCCGATGCGTTCAAGTTCGCCAAACAAATGAGGATAATTAAAAAAGAATAAAAACTTCTTTGGTTAATATATAATGGCTAAAAGACCAATGAATGGATATGAAGGCTCCAATAAACGGCCTAAATTGAAATCATCATCTGATAATAAAGACTTAGCAAATCAGGGTAGAATTGCGGGGTGGAATGATATGGTTCATGATGATGGAAATTCCGGTTTTTCAGATGATGAAGAGTTCCCCCTCGCAAAGCCACTCGCAAAGCCGCTCAAGTCTTCTTCAAACACTACCATCCCGGAACCCAAACAATCCACCGAGGTTTCCACGGGAAGCGCCACCGGCGACAGCGCCTCTTCAGATGATGAAGAGATCCCCCTTGGACAAGAATATGAAGAACACATGACAGATTTAGAAGAACTTAAAAACGATATAGAATATCAAAAGGGAAATATAATATTCTATGAAAATGATTTGACTGATATTTCAGGAGGTATGTATGATGAAGATGTCAGTAAGAAAGAGATTGAAGCGGCGAAGAAAAAATTAAAAGAATTAAACGCTCAATTGATAAAATACAACGCCTCGCCAAAAGGAGGTAATAAACATAAGAAGACCATGAAGAAGAAAGGGAAGGCTAGTAAGAAGGGAAAGAAGAAATCGAAGAAGGTAAGAAAGAAACGTAAGAAGACCATGAAAAAGAAGAAGAAGGGGAAAAAGAAGAAGAAGAAGGGAAAGAGTAAAAAGGCACGCAAGTAACTTTAGTAAATATATTATAACATTAATAAATAATAATAATGTTATACAGAAAATATACCAAACCAGGTGAATCATTACAGAAATCAAAAAGGAAAAATCAATCAATTGATGAAAAGGGAGAGAAATTAAATGAAATAGATAAGTTGATAGACAATACGGTTAGTTCGCCCACTAATACCGTTTATAATATGGATCGCAAATTTATGAGTTATCAGAAAAACAATAGTGGTATCAGTAAAAAAGAAGCGATTATGAATAAAATGAACGAACGAGATATGATAAGTCAAAGAGGATGCAATCCTTTTCTCTCCCAAAACAATTACATAAATGATTTAATGAATCAAGAAAAGTATATAAGACAAAATAATAATTTAAATACACTACTTGATGAATAGTTATATGACTAGTTATATTACTCAAAATTCTCTTTTGTTAAATAATTTATTAAGTTTTTACAATAAAGATAATAATTTAGAAAAAATACTTCCTATTATCAATGGAGAATCAAAAACATCCTTACGATTGATAGATTGGTTTGCCACCAATTATAGTAAAAAGTTTTTTACGGTGTATAAATTTAAGCACCCTGATGGGGTTGAACGAAGATTCAAAGTGTATTTGGAATATAAATTAAAATTAAGAGCATATTCAAAGAAGCGATTTGATCCATTTTGTAGATGGGATCGAATTACAATTCCTTACAAAGAGAATGTTCATATTCAAACTACAATTGGACAACTGAATTTTTTTAGATGGATACTTGAAAATAAGATATTGGATTATATCGAACAAAATTTTGATGAGATATCGCATGATATGAACAAACGAAATAGTACATCTAAAAATAAGAAAGGAACAAAAGACAAAACAACAAGAAAAACACGAGAAGAGTTATCTGTATCTGCTACAAAAAGTATTAAAAAAGAAAATGTAGAGATTATTGTATCATTTGATTAAATCAAACTATTTAAATCCGAGTTTTAATACTAATATAATACATATGAAAATCTACGTGAAAATAATTACAGGTCAAACATTGACATTAAACGTTGAATTGAATGATACAATCGAAGATGTAAAGCAGTCTATAGAAAATGATGAAAGAGGCATAACTAAATCACTTATTAGAGCATTATACTACAATGACATTAGTTTATCTGATATGCAAACACTTTCTGATTACAATATACCAGATGGAGCAACACTTTATATTATAATGGGTCTCTGAAACGATATAAAAAAACTGTTAAACAAATGATTTAAAAAGATTTGAATCATAAATATCATATAGTATGCAGATTTTCGTGAAAACTCTTACCGGAAAAACAATTACCCTCGACGTTGAACCAAGTGACAGTATTGAAAATATCAAGCAAAAAATTCAGGAAAAAGAAGGAATTCCACCAGATCAACAACGTCTTATCTTTGCCGGAAAACAATTGGAAGATGGACGAACCCTAACGGATTATAATATTCAAAAGGAATCTACTCTTCATCTGGTTCTTCGACTCCGCGGAGGCATGTGTTAGTTAAATAACATTTAAAATCAATTAACAAAACCAATTTAAATATAATAATTTTATTATATTTAAATGTTAAAATCACATCGAGACAATGAACTTACAAATAAAAATGCTGCCCTTCTAAATTGGATTTTGTGTGAATCCGGTGTTCATAACATTACATTTAACCCAAAGGAATGTAAGCGATTGTTTAATGTATACCAAACCGTTTGCAAAGAAGAAGACAAAGAAACGCAATAAAAAAAATAGTTATAGTGTTTTATTAAAATTATGGTATAGTATTTATAAATTAAGCAAATAACCTATTCATGTTTTTAACCTCTATCTTGTCGATTTCCTCCATAAATAATTTATCTACAATCTTATCGTCTCTCAATCGGACACTATATGATTTCTGTAAATTTTTTCTACCAACTCTTCCCAATGCCTGAATAAGTTTTTCTTGAGTCATATTTTGCAAGTCCTTAGACAAATACCCATGACAAAATTGATAATTGGTTCCATAAATATAATCAGACGAAGCAATAATAACATACAATTGTTGTTTTTCTGCTAATTTTTTCATAATGTCAACGTATTTAACATCGCTTTTACTACTAAATACACCAATGCCCATCAACAATAATAGTTTCCATTCTTTGTTTACATCTAACGAAACAATTTCTTCTACAACCGCTTCATCAATATTGCTTGTGAAAAGGTTGGTAGGTATTTCTTTGTTTGGGTGCCATTTATTATAGTGTTCTTCTCTATTTGGAACATACTCTGGACTCAACTCTATTTTCTTCATTTTCTTCATAAATGCGTTTACCTTTTTATTAAACTCATTTTGTATCTTTGTTTCCTTGTCATTGGCACGTGCACTATCCAATACCTTGTCGTTTATTTTATCGGTTCGCTGTTTTTCATCCTTAATAAGTTGATTTAATGCTTCCCTATACTCTTCGTTTGTATCAATAATAGCAAGTAAATCGTTTAATACCTTTTCTGGAATATTAGAGGCCTTTAAATAAAACATTCCAATTTTTTCAACATCATTTGTCATAAATATAGTTGGTCCATCCGTTAATGTATTGGAATCTGTTGTTGTTAATTTTATAGTGGACACTGGCGAAGGAGCAACTTTCTGATTTTTATACGTTTTAAAGTCTACCTCCTTTATCTGACGACACAATGTTAAATAATACAGTTTTATAGTATGAATTGTAATATCGGAAATGGTTTCAAAATATTGTTCTGGCGCGTAACGCGTTGGAATATCCATATGTTCTAATACATATACAATAAACTTGGATACTTCCTTTACATCAATGTAACGTAGCAGTGTTTTATTTTTAGTTACAAATTTAACACTTTGCTTAAACTTTTTATAATTGTTATATTCATCGTGTAATACTACCACATTACCCTTTGTGTTTAAAAGTTGTATGGTTTTGTTACAGTCGTAACTAACGATATTGAATTGTTCTCCTTTAAATCTGTCTTTAAAACTAGCGACCATTGGAAATATTTCTTCGCTAGAGGGCAACGTTGCCGACGACAATACTATGTTAGGAATTTCATTTTCGCGCCAATTTTTCTTCATGATATCGTGAAAATGGTGTTGGTTGTAATCCAACGTTATGGTCGGTTCATCCCAATACCACAACATATCTTCTTTTTTATTAAACGCAAGCATGTAATTCATTGCTGGTAGATAAGATTGTATATCCGTAATAACAATTTTTACCTTTCCACCATTACTATTGTCAACACGAAATATACCACCAGATTTACGATTTCTTACAAAATCAGTGACGGCATAGTAATGTAACCGAATATCGTCTGGAGTTTCGCAACCAAACGCAATTGCGATTGGAATTTCTAAAGCAATACATGATTTCGCCAATTGAAGACCAACGTGCTTTGCGGCACATGTAAATACGAGCGTGTGATTATTTACCATACCAATTGGGGTCATTGTTTTACCGGTTCCTGTTGGTGCTTGATATAACACCAACTTGGGGTTGGTATTGCCTTGTATCAAATTAAACATTTTTTTTTGATGACTAAACAATGATATATCATTGTATTCAGTTAAAAGAGGATTTTCTTCAATGTATTTATGAGAATGTTTGATTAAGTTTATCACATTGATTTCATTTTGAAATGTATCCAAGACATATTTTACAAACTTCATTAACAAATGGTTTACTCGTTTTACTTTTCGCGTGGATAATTGAAGAAGTGAATAATAATAGTAACACTTCTTTGATTTACTGGTGGTTTTAAAATACATGGTAAGTTGTTCCATCAATACGTTTTCAAATATATTACTTTTTTTCAATATTTCCGCTGTGTTGATTTTGCGAATTCTGATTTTATTTGCTTTTTTAATGTTTAGTTTTTTAATGTTTATTTTTAGTTTATAATTGAGACTATGAACTTTGATGATTTTATGAATTGGTTCTTCATAGTATTTGTTGTAAAAGTATTTGTGAAAGTCTTCATAATCTTCTACATTTATTTTAAGATAACTAATCAATGAATGATTCGGATTTTCTGTAAGTGTAGTATTGGTATATGACTTGTATATAAATCTTAATATATACAACTCCTTTTTGTTTACAGGAAGTTCTAAGAATTCCCATTCGCTTTTGGTAAGTTTTTGCTGAGTTAGATTCATTGTTGTAAATATAGGATAGTGTTTATGTTTTGTTAATATAAATATTATATATTAGCAAAATCAATTTTACTTATGTTATCATATTATTTCGGTCAATTAATTGGTCAATAAATTGTTGTAATAATGACTTGATGTTTTGTATTTTAAAATATCGAGTTCATCTGTGGTGGTGGGAAACTCATCTCTACCGTATACATCTTGCAAAAGCAACCATTCAAACATACCCCCGGTATAAGCAAATACATTGTAAAACCCTAATGAAATAAGTTGTTTTTGTTTTTTCTCCACGTTTTCATCACTCCCATGTTTACCATATACTATAATATGAACATGTTTGTTGGATTTTAAACATTCAGTAATCACATTAACTTCGTTTTTGACATCAATTGTGTGTTTTATTAAACACCCTTGTTCATATTCTTTAAGAACATTAATTAATATAGTAGTATTTGTTTTACTATTTTGCTTTTGCTTACATTTTATGATATATTGGACGTCTTCAAAATTGTAGTTTCTACTTTGCACTTGCCCCATATTAGTTAGTATTAATAGTAGTATTCTATTTAAATAAAAATCTATTGTATTGAATAAGTAATATTGATATTAGATGTGGATTTGGTAAATGTAAATAATAAAATTATGTTATTAATTTTATAATTTATAAATCAATGGTTATTAATATGTTATATTCTATATTGGTTAAATTAGTTGGAGTATGCAAGACCACCCATACCGCTCATTACACGAAGAACATTGTAGTTCGTGGCGTAAACGCGGACCTTGGCAGTTGCCGTGTTACCGATGGCAGCAGCAGAAACAACAAGTTGAAGAGTTGCGTTATCGATGCGACTGAAGTTACAGGTTCCAGATGGCTGGTGTTCTTCAGGGCGAAGAGCGAAGGAATAACAGTTAATTCCGGCATCTGGAGAGCGCGTGTGGTGTTGGTATGGCTGGACGACATCGAAGTAGGAACCTTCACGTTCACTGAATCGGTCTTGTCCGTTAAGTTGCAACTTGGCGGTAACAACTGGATTTTCACCCCAACAGTGCATCTTAAGTGCGGTTTCGGCAAGGACGAAGGCGCCGGCATCAGAGACACCAGACGAGACAGCTCCACCCAAAGCACCAGATACATCAGCTTCGATACCGGTAGAAGACGTGTTCTCCATGGCACCAGCATCGGCAAACATACCGGTACCCGTGGAGATAACCGATGCGACTTGAGCGTCACTCGAGAAGGCGCGGATGGAATGTGGAAGAGCATCCAAAGCATCCGTGTAGTTAAATGGCTGAGCACCAAGAGCAGCGTGAAGATGTTGGCCAGCAACGAAAGAATCGCAGTAACTGACGTTAACATCTGGCTGTACAACCCATACAAGTTCCTTACATGGGTGATTGAAATTAAGCTTAACCTTGTTACTGGAGGATCCGATGGATTCGGCACCAGTGAACTGAAGTTGCTCAATCAAATATTCATGTGGATTTTGGGCCATGCGACGACGTTCATCGGTGTCCAAAAAGATGTAGTCAACATACAAGGAAGCGGCTACAAGGGATTTGCTGTATGCGGCAGTTGATTTGTGGTTGCCAGTTCCGGAGGCGGCAACCGTGTCAACAGCAAACAAACATTCGTCCAATGGGCGAAGTTCGATGTTGATCTTGACTTCGTGGTATTGAAGGGCAATCAAAGGAAGGGCAAGTCCAGGGTTGCGACAGAACCAAAATTGAAGTGGAACGTACAAGGTCGTTTCTGGAAGAGCCTTACGGGGAGCACATACTGCTTCTGGAACAGAGGCAGACGAGCAAGCCGTGGCGACTTCGGCGAAGTCGGGGTCGGTCAAATAAGTAAGTTGAGTCGTGTTACCGATCATCTTGTTGTAACCATCTTCTTGTTCAGAAGTAAGGGTCAACTGGTTCCACAAGTGCATCCAGTCACCATATTGTTTGTCGATACGCTGTCCTCCAATTTCGACTTCGACCATGGAGACCAATTGTTCACCTGGACAGTCCAACCATCGTGCGTGACTAGAGTCGGAACTACTAATTTCAGGAAGAGTTACCTGAAGGTAAGTTCGGTATGCAAGATCACCATTTCGCGAAACAGTGCATTGAACACGACGACCGAAGTCGGCTTGACCGTTGAAGGTCTGTTCAATGGATTCCATTGCGAAATTAGTGTGTCTGCGGTATGTAACCTTCCAGAAAGTGATCTGGGGATTACCAGTAAGATACACATCTTGTGCGCCGTAAGCTACTAGTTGCATGAGTCCTCCTCCCATTATATACTATACCAAAAGAAAAAAAATTTCTGTTTTTACACATTAATTACAATTTTTTTAACTTTATTTTTGATTTATTCACTCGTATTTTTCTAAAAAAAACCAAATTTTATATATTTTACATAAAAATTAGTTATTTAAAATTTGATTTATATCTAAATTCTCACTCATAAATCGTCTTAAGTATGAATCTAGATACACTTCTTTTTCATTGTTATGTTTTTTTTTAAATACATAACAATTGCCTGCTTTTTTAATAGACCATCCATTCTCTAAAGCATTATATAATAATGTCATTTTTTGTAGTTTTATCAAATCAATATTAGTTATTTCCTTGTCTTTAAATACGATTTTGTTTGGATTGTCCATTATATATTGAAAATCATTTTTATAAATTATGAATTTACGAATCAATATTTTATAAAATAATGATTTTGCTAAACAATTAAAGAAAACTACGAATTAAATAGATGACTCTTATATATATTATTGATGCCTAATTTCAAGCCTAAAAATCAAAAAAAACTGGCTATTAATAAACATAGTATAACTACACTAGACAACAAACACGATGAAAAAATGAAAGAATTTAAACAGATCTCCGAAAAAAGTTTACCCAAATTAAAGGCAAAAATCAAACAAATAAAACGTCGCATTCAAAAATCTAAAAATCTAAAAGTAGAGCAGAGATTGGAATTAGAAGACCAAATAAAAGACTGTAAGTTAAAGATAAAGGAATTAAAAGGGAAAAAAAATAAATATCTACTAAACAATTCGGATTTAATATTTGATTACTTTGAAAAAAAGAAAAATCTAAGCGATGGTAAGACAAGTAAAAAAAAGATACTACATTCCTTTTTCAGTAAAGTTGATGAAATGGTCGAAGTAAAAACTACCAGCGATACGATTGTTCAACGTTATTTCAATAATATTGATAACAAACTGATTGATATGAAAAATTATGTGGTTAATTATGAAATATGTCCTAAATGTTCTGGCGAATTAGTTCAGGTCGAATCAGAAGGGATTTTGATATGTAAAATATGTAGTTATCAAGACAGGTTTTTAATAGAACACGAAAAACCATCTTATAAAGAACCGCCAAAAGAAGTATGTTTTTATGCTTATAAACGTATCAACCATTTTCGAGAAATTTTAGCTCAGTTTCAAGCAAAAGAAACAACTCAAATTCCAGAAGAGGTTATTAACAATATAAAAAAACAAATAAAAAAGGAAAGACTAACTCTTAAAAATATGGATAATAAAAGAGCAAAGGAAATTTTAAAAAAATTAGGATACAATAAATACTATGAACATATACCATTCATAAAGGATAAATTGGGGATTAAACCTCCTGTTATGCAACCTGAATTAGAAGATAAATTATGTAATTTGTTTATGGAAATACAAAAACCTTACAGCAAGCATTGTCCAGATAGTAGGGTGAATTTCTTAAATTATTATTATGTACTGTATAAAATGTGTGAATTGTTGGATGAGCATAGTTTTTTACCTTATTTTCCAATGTTAAAGGACCCTGTAAAACGTATAGAACAAGATGAAATCTGGAAGAAAATATGTTTGGAATTAAATTGGGAATTTATTCCTACATTATAGTCAATGTTTATAATTGTCGATGTCAATTTATAAGTTATAATATAAGTTATAAATTAAAAGTTATGCGTTGTTAAAATGTATTTTGAAAAATCATATGATTTACATTCCCATTCTTGGGAAACCAACAAGATTCGCACCAATACCAAATCCAGCGCCAGAACGTGCCGACACACCCATAGAAGGGACATACGTATCTAATACGGAGAAGGTAGCCGCTGCTGTTAAAGAGATTAACAACACTTCATCTAAGTTTAATGATCTCTTGGGGATAGCATATGCTGCTATCGCGACCATTAAACCTTCGACCAAATATTTAACTACGCGACGGAGTAGTTCTCCTAAATCTAAAATTTCACTTAATTTATCAAACATATTATATAATAAATAAATAAAAAAAAAACTTAAACAATAAACATATTATATATGTATAATGGCAGAATATGCTTACCAAACTAAATTGAGTTCTGATGGTAGTGAAAACCCAACGTACGTTGATCTATTGGAAGAAGACAAGGCAATATCCGGTCAAAAATTTGTATGTGTTTCATTTGTTAGTCCCGAAAATATTTTAAAACGCCGTGAATTGTTTATGTTTGAAAGGTTCTTAAAGGGTTATGATTTTTCCAAATCCATGGAGAAGTTTTCTCAGTTCCTGAACTTTGCTTCTTATAAATACAATCTTAATTTTGAAACATTGATGGCGGATATGCAGGAGTTTGTTAAAAGTGAAAAAGATGAATTGAAAACAACTGATATTTATGATTCTTACAAAACTTTTTTGGACAATAATGAAAATGAACTTGATGATGAATTTAATAAGCAAAATAATTTCCAAACTAGTGTAAGAGGATTAAAGGTTCGCGGTTCTTATTCTACACAAGAAGAGGCAGAATTGCGCTGTAAATTGTTGCGAGAAGTGGACCCAAATCATAACGTATATGTAGGACCTATTGGTGTATGGATGCCGTGGGAACCAGAAGCATACAAGACTGGTCGCGTAGAATACATGGAAGATGAACTTAACCAATTAATGCATGAGAAAAATAACAATGAAGCAAAGGCAAAGCAAGAATTTGAGAAGCGTATTCAAGAAACCAAGAGAAAGGCAATTGAAGAAAATGTAAAATTGGCTAGAGAAAGTGGAAACAAATTAACGCAAAAGTTGGACAAGCAAGGAAATCTGGTTGGTGTAAACAATACCATGGAGGAAGATTTAAAGCAGTTGGACGATATTAGTTCAGATGGCATCAAAAAGGCGTTGTTTGAAGGAGACAACATTGTCCGTAAAAAACAAGATTAATTTCGTAATGTAAATTGACAACGCGATAATATATATATATATAGCAATACCATCAAAATAACTTAATAAAATTATAGAAAATTTTATATTTTCTATAATTTTATGATTTACCATCTATTCTTTTTAACATTGATACGAGGACCTTTGTTTTTTCTAGAAGCATTTGGGTCATATGCCTCTTCTTCATCGTCGGACCCTAATCCTTTTGACATTTCCCAAAACTCTTTTGCTCCTAACCGAAATTCACCGTGTGATGTTGCTTTATACCAGAATATTTGGTCTTCTAACTTATTTGATTTGGCGTTATTAGAGATAACTAAACATTCATAGTTTTCAGTACATTGGTCCATTACTTGGCAAAAACTCTCAAAAGTAGTAAACATACCGGCGAAGTTTTCATAAATACGTTTGCGATTGGTTAAGTAAGGTTCTCTTAATATAAATGTGTAATCAATATTAGTTCTTAAATTAGGAGGAACGCCCAAAGGATACTGCATTGTAATAACAAGCATAATTTTCCAATGACGCCCGTTCATAAAAAGCAATCGCATCAATTTATCTCGAGACCATGTATTATCGTATAAACAATCATCCAAAATGACAAAGGCTCGAGCATCTATACTAGATTTTCCATACGCTTTTTTCTCTTTTTTTATTTGCCTAATTACTATTTTTTGTCGTTTTAAAATATTTTCAATAATAGCCGTATTATATTCATCATGAATAAATAATTTAGGAACCAATTTACCATAAAATCCGTTTCCGGCCTCTGTTCCTGATATAACCGTCCCTATAGGGATATCTTGATGGTGAAATAACATATCGCGAACCAAAAAACTTTTACCGGTATCACGACGTCCTATCAATACAATTACAGGTCCATTAGATCCCTCCAAATTAAATTTTATATTTTTCATGTTAAACTTTTTTAGTTCTAAATTCATATATAAAAGTACCGCATTTTAATTAAAGGTTTATAACGAATGATAATGTGTATTATATCTATTACTAAAGTATTGGTTTAAATGTAAAATATATATTATCATTAAATCGTATGTTCTCTCTTTATTATAGAAAAAACAATAATAGCAAATTGTTTGGTCAGTTAGAAAATACGGGGTTTTCCAGTGTTCAAAATTATATTCCAATTTACTCCGAATTTTTTGAATTAAACGAAACAAACCATAGTTTGATTAATTTAAATAGTAAGTATTCTATTTCATCTATTAAAGATACTCATGACAAAACACATTTTTTAATAGACGTATTGGATGAAGATGGTTCGTCTAGTGAAAAGGTTGCATTTTTCAAGTTTTCCCCATTGCTAAATCCTTTAAGTTATCTAACAGGTAAATACAAGCAATTAAATCGCGAATCATTATTGACGCCTACCATTAATTCAGTAATATCAAAAAAGGATACGCATTTAAAAAAAATACACGACACTAACAATACATCGTATGTTGACGGGTTTTTTTCTTATCTAAGTAGTAAATTATTAAACAATCACGACTTTGTTTTTGGAAATGATTACTATGGAACATTTGTTGGTGTTCAAGATAAGTTTAATATAAATGTATACGATGATTTAGATTATTTACATCAGTCGGAGTTTTTCCATAAAAATAGGGAAGAATTATTTACATTGGAGAAGTTCGATATGTCTTTATTAGAGGATGATACACGAAAATATAGAGAAAAGTTAAATGTAGAAGAAACAACAACCGAAAACACCTTATTATTGGATGAATTTGATAATGAATCATTTGATAAAGTATTTGAATTAACTACTGAAAATGTAGAAAAATTAACGCTTATGTATAAACAAAATCAAACGGTAGAATTAGAACTAGAAAATAATGTGGTATATGAAAAAGTAAAACGTAAAGACCGAAGTAGTAGCGATATTTCTAGTAATACAGAAGACGGTTCTGAAATAGAAAGCGATACAGACGATTCGTGTAGTGAAAGTGATGATGAAATAGATGTAGGAGATGATAACTCTTGTCCCGATGATATGAATGATGGAACTATTGTAGAGAATGAATTGGATGACAGCGAAGGCGTGGTCAGTTGTTCCAATAGCGAAATATCAGAATATTCCAGTTCTATCGATGACAATGTAAACTGTGTTATTTATAATTTTCCAATCCAAATGATTTGTATGGAAGAGATGAATGAAACATTAGACGATTACATAGAAAATAACGAAATGACTAATCTAGAATGGAAATCATGTTTATTACAAGTCATGTTTATTTTAATTACGTATCAAAAATGTTTTGATTTTACACATAATGATTTACATACCAATAATATTATGTATATAACTACTCCAAAAGAGTATATTTATATAAAATACAACAGTCAGTATTACAAAATCCCCACATTTGGAAAGATTTTTAAGATAATTGATTTTGGACGAGCAATTTACAAATACAAAGGTAAATTATTGTGCAGTGACAGTTATAATTTTAAAGAAGACGCATCAAACCAATATAACTTCGGTCCTTATCGCAACCACAATAAACCAGAAATATTACCAAACAAAAGTTTTGATTTGTGTAGATTAGGATGTTCTTTATACGATTACTTTATTGACGATTTTAAAAACGAAGATAAACAGGAAAACGAAATAGTTAAGTTGATTATTAAATGGACGCGCGATGATAAAACACGTAATATTTTGTATAAGAAAAATGGAGATGAGAGGTATCGTGACTTTAAATTATATAAAATGATAGCGCGCACAGTTCATCATTGTGAACCTCATAACGAACTAAAAAACCAATTATTCGACGAGTTTAAAGTATCTAGAAAAAAAGTACCTAAGAATGAAGATGTCAATAATATTGACGAAATACCGGTATACGTATAAGTTAAGTTGAATTAATGGGTTATCCATGGAATTGGTATGATAAATTAATATTATTTAAAAATAATATTAATTGGTGTATAATGTAATGTTACAATGAATTACATTACATACATTAAACGCGCACGCGATATATTAAAACTCAGGTTCGTTCGTAAAAATCTCTGGTGGATTAACAACCATTTCTTTTACTCCTCCAAACTGCTCCAACACAAAATTACCAGATACAACCGATAAATAAACAATAATAGTATCACGAATCATTATCTTTACAGGTTTTGGTTCTTTTACAATAAACTTCATCTCTAAATACTTAATTATAATGTATACCAGAGAAATCATACCAGCAGTTATAAAAATAGATTGTCCCATTTATATTTTTTTATTATATTTTTATCAATTATTTTACGCAAGTTAAGTATTTACATGTTATAAATTTAATTCAATAATTCAATATCGTCTAAAAGTGGAGGAGATACTATTTTTAATTCCTTTGATAAATCATGAATATCACTTACACCCAATTGTATATTGTTGTCATCGAATATTTCTAAATTATCTTCGTCATCTTCCTCTTCTTCTTCTTCTTTGCGACGTTGCTGATTTATTTCACTGATATGTTCGAGTCGTTCGATTGTTTTGGGGGCTTCTACACTTTCCTGCTCATTTGTTCCCATATTCAATACATTGTCAAAATCATTAAAAGAAATACCACTTGTTTTTTCATTTTCGATAAGTTTATTATCCTCTTCTGTAGTTTTTGCGACGGGTTCTATATCCTCATCTTCTAAACTTAATGGACGAGTTTCTTCAGAAACAATATTTTTTTCCAATTTTAGTATGGGTGTTGTACTGAATTCTTCATTATTTTCTGTTTTTTGTCCATCGGTTGATTCATCTACATTCTTTGATTCTTCCACTTCTTTTTCTATTTCTTTTTCTGTTATTTCATGAACAACCTCCTCATCCACCGTTTCATCTATATACGAACGCAATATCCTTTCTACTGGTATACTGTTTCGGATCACTTCAAGAATACTTTCTTTACATAATATTTCACATTCGCGCATGTTTTTTTGGTATTGCAATGGAGTTATGATTTTTTCAAACAAATATACATTTTTGTATAATTTTCTAGCAAAAGAACTATATACTTGGTGTATAAATGTATCAAGTTTGGGGATATCTAAATCTATCTTTTTTTGCTTTTGTGATACACGAACACTGGTTAAAATTTTAAGTTGAGCAATATGAACACATGTAAGCAAGTCTTCTAAATAATTACAACCGGTAACACTAATCATGCGTTTGCATTCATCTTGAATAATACTGTCATTCCATTTTGGAACTCTAGATAAGAAATTTTGAAACGTCATAAGGTATTTATCACCTTCGTCATTTTCAATACACAATCGTTCTGCATCATTAAATATAGATTTTACCCCATCAATAATGACTGGACTTAATATACTTAACAATCGACTCGAATACTCGTTTTTTGCTTCAGATAAAACATTCACGTTGTAGTCATCCATTTTAAAATTATATAATATTTTCTAAATCAATATTTTTCCGCATAAATGTAAAATACAATACATAAAATATTAATATTTCTTCATTCCGTATTTGCTTTCTTACTTTATCAAAATACATTAGTGCTAAATTATCAGTTTTATTGTTTGCAACATAATGGATTAAGTCTAAACAACTATATCCTTTATTGTATAATGTAGTAGCAAATTTAATACAACTGTTTAAGGTTTGGTAATTTTTTTTATCTTTAAGGTATTTTTTAAGGCGAGTTTCTTTTTTCGCATATTCTTTTTTGTTGTATTGCTGGAACTGTAATTTATAAAAATTAATGTATTCATTGTCTATTTTTGGATTTGGTATATAAATACTACAAAATCTTGATAATATAGGATTTAATAATAAGTTTTTGTTTTCTGCGATAATGAAAAACCGTGTGCTATGACTGTATTTTTCAATACATCTTCTTAAAGCAGACTGAGCATCTGTGGTTAACTTATCAGCATTAAACAAAATAATAGATTTAAACAAGTTCGATTTATTTTGTATGTTTGTTTTGGCAAAAAACTTTAATTGGTCTCTAAAAAAACGAATTCCTTTACCGTGAGCACAATCAACGTACATTACATAATCCTTAATATATTTTGCGTTGTGTTCATAAACCTTTTCTATAAAATAATTTAAAATTGTCCGTTTTCCAGTTCCATATGGACCATGGAATACAATATGTGGTATTTTATTGTATTTAATAAAAAAATCCAACTTATCAATAACCGGTTTGTGTATAGTTAACATATTATCTACATTGCTTGTAAAATTATAATTTATTTCGCTTTTAAAAAATAAGTCAGACATGATGAATTATATATTGAAATATAACACGTTATATTTATATTTTATAAAGTGTTATGTTATTTATTTTAATAACTATTGTGTTTTAAGCAACACTGCTTAATGGTTTGGAATATGGATTTTTATTGAAAGCATCCAATAAATCGGGGTCGTAACGATTTGTTTGATTTACTTCACGCGTATTTTTACCACTTAGACTTCCATATGTTTCGATGCTACTAGCACTTTTTGGCATATTCGGAATGACCGGTGCTGAATTGGTGCTTCTGTTGCGCAAATTACTTACATTTTGATTTCCATCAAATATTGGTTGATTTCCTGCTTGAAATCGGTCTACCTTGCTTATGACTTCCTTATTTGGATTAAGAGATGCGTTATAAGCAGTATTGTATACTTGTCCTTTGTGTTGTGCATTGCCAGCACTACTATTTCCAATATATAAACAGTTGGTAGTATCACGTTGTTGTCCAATTGATTGATGTTCTGTATTTGTATAAGCCGCATCAAAAGCGGTGCCTCCATGCTTGGTATATTCGGT